ATATCATGAAAACTAGAAGGTGGATTCATGATAGTAGAATTAAAATAAGTCTCTCTTCCCCCCAATCCTACGACACCAGCTTTCTCATTATCACCACCTTTATCATATTCTATCTCACCTCTTGCATATTTTGATATATCTGATTCGTCTGTATATAAAGGATATAGTGGTAAATCTTTTTCAGTAAGTTTTGGATTTTCAAATGAAGACCCCTTTCCTGAATAGTTTAACTTTAATTTTTTTGGTTTGATAGGTGCAGTGTCTAATGCATGTTCTAGTCCAAAAGGTCTTTTAACTTCGGGTGGATTTTTACCGTCAACCGTTTTATCATAATCAGTTTTAGTTAATCGTCTAGGGTCACTAAAACCTTCATCGGGAGTTCTTTTTTTAATCTTATCTTCTACATCTTTTTTATAACCTTCTGAAGGTATACCTGCAATAGAACCAATGACAACGAAATCTTGCATATCAACATCATTACGAAAGAACCCAACAATAGTTGACCCTTCAACTAAACCATGTTGTGTTCCAAATCCTGAAAGACCTGCAGAGGTTGTTGGAAGTAATACCTGAGACCATGGAAGGTCGGGTGTTGCAATTAGTGATTTGTTCTCAGTATGAATACCATAGATACGAACTCTCACTCTTCCTATTTCAAGAGGGTCATTTCTATCTTCAACTATTCCGTAGTAATGTATCATGAGTTTTTAGGTTCCATACCTGTTAATAATGTCGTCACTTTTTGACTATAACTTTCTTCTAGTTTTGATAGGAGTTTACTTTCTTTTGAACATTCCAAATTACATGTTCCTACCTTAGATACATTGTCTATGTGAATAGAAACTCCTGTAATTAAATATGAATTATCAAATTCTATTCCTAAACCTTTATTGCTTCCAACTTTAACTTCACCTTTTGGTAAATCTAATAAAATTTTTCTACCAGCCCTTACATTAGTAGTAAAGGGTACAACAACTTCTATTCTATTTTGATTTAAGATTTCCAGTAATGCATGTCTTTCTAATTTACTATTATCAGTATTTTTAACACCTATAAAAACTTCTTCATCATCAATCTTGTCTTTATTATCAAACACATGAGTTGTAGTATACTCATGAAGTATAGTAGTTGGTTGTTCTAACTTATGTGGTTTAGGAAATGTATCATTTTTTGTTATAAGAGGTGTTAGTGGACTTTCCTTTGAAAGAATACTATTGGTTTCTCTAATATCTTGTCTTCTTTGCATAGTATCTTCAATATCATATTCTCTAATACTTTCTATTTTTCTAATAGGGTCATATATTTTTAATAATGAGGCATATGCACCAGTCGACAATCCACGAAGAGTATCAAACTCTTGTGGTTTATTTGAACTTAGTATAACTAAATTACGAGTTTTAGAATCTACTCCAGTAAATGCATTGTATGGAACATGGTGAAATATTTCTTCTTGCATATCACTTAACATTGAGTCCATAGATTTAAATTGATACTGACCTGTCATATCTTGATACAAAAACATTGAATTTTTATAAGACTCTTCGTTGATTGGATTACTATTGTTTACTAACCAATCTAATGTTTTATTAACAGACCAATTTGGTACAACGAATTGATGATTGTCACCTTGTGTTTCTTCAAATTCAGTAAATAGAGTTGTAAAATTAGGGTCTCCACTAATTTCGTCAAAAAGACCTTCAATCATATCTTTATGAGAACCCCTAATAGCTTTACTTATTCTATCTTCTTTACTTCTGTACATTAATGGGTCACAAAAGTTTATAGTATACATCTGAACTAAATCACCTTGTCTTGTAAGATTAGAAATTTTATATACCCTAAAGGTTTTTTCTATAGAAGTTCCTGTTCCCTCTGGCATTTCACAATGAATAGTTATATTTTCTTGTCCAGTCAATAATAAATTATTAATAAGATTCTTTGCATCGACCACAACAACATTTCCAGTAAGATGTTTACTGAATATACTTTCGTATATAGAAATTCTATCTACTAAGTTTAGTATATCAATAGAGTCATTAGCTCCCTCTCCATATTGAATGGTGATTTCTCTTACTCTTACTTTTCCTAATTGGGTGTCCATATTATTTGGACATTAAGGTTTCAAACTCTCGTAAAACTACATTCATATAAGATGGTTTCACTATTTTTATTCGCCTTTTATTTTCATTTTTATTGTATTCGTTTTGCCATAAAGAGACACTAGTATAACCAGCTGTAGGAAAATTGGTTTTGACTCCAGTATCATTTTCGTAATGGACGACAACATCTCTAGGTTCTATGATACTTACTATTACAGAAGATTTGTTTAATCCAACTAAGGTTTCGCCTTGCTCCCATTGTCCTCTTTCTACTCTGACTCTTTTATTTAGGGGGTCTACTTCTAATATATGTCCAGTTCCTTTTGCAGTAGTGACCTTTTCCCCTAATAGATATTTTCTAGTGTTTAGTAAGTTTCCTTGACTGTCATAATTGGGGTATTGTACAACATCATCGGAAGTTGCAAAAGTCAAATACTGACCAGCATACATAGAGTCTATGTGTGTTTCAAATGACTCTGAACTCATATACCAGTCATAGTAATTTTCCATGTCATTGACTAAAAAGAAAATCCAATGTAAATCACTGTCACCATATATTTTAGATGCAGCTACATCAGGTCGTTCGCCTTCCTCTAACTCGTAGTATTCATAATCAACAACTTTATCAAGACTAAAAGATGATATTCTAGCCTTTCTAAAAAAATCTTTTATTGTGACAACTTTACCGTTAGATAAAGTATATTGTATTTCAGGGAAATTTTTATATAGTTGATTTGACATAATTATTATCCAGCACCAAAAGGTCTTTGGTAAACTATTTTACCATCTTTAAATTTAGTACCATCTATAGATGTGTGGCCAGGGTCTTTATATGGTGATTGAATTCCATTATTTATAGCAGATTGGTTTAGTTTAACTTCATCATTTGTATCATTTTTAAGTTCTCTAATGTTTGGAGATTTTTTAAGGTCTACTTTTTTACTACTTACAGTAAGGGACTGATAATTTTCTTGTGTCATTAAAACATTTTCTACAAATGAAAGATTCATGTCTACAACTAAAGGCATACCATCACTAAAGGTTTCTAATTTATTACCACCATTGTATTGAACTGATACATTAGTTATAAATGAAGGTAAAAATCCATCAATCCTTTCTTTGATTGCTCCTACCCACTCTATGTTTACACTATTGGGCAAGTTAAAGTAATTTTCACTAAATTCTTCAGCATCTTTACCAAGGCTTTGAGCTAATTGAAATGTATCTGGCAACATTGCAGTCTTAAATGCCCATATAATATTATTAATCTCTTCTGTTTCATCTACACTATTTGGTCTAAATTGAAATGCCATATCAAAAGTTCTAAACTGAATGCCTTCAAACATAACTTCTTTTTGTGGGTTAAATGTTCTATCTTCTGCAAAATCATTGGTACCTAAAGAGATAAGTCTTCCTAATGATTTTGCTAACATTTCCCGTCCTTCAGCAGAAAGTCCACCATCCATATCAGGCAATCCACCGTCTAAAATATCTCTTTGCACATTTCCAAATTCAATGTTGTTATAAGAAATTGAAGGTGCGTCATTCTTTACATTTGGAGCATATAGATAAATCTCTGTAAGACCATCTGATAATGCATTTTTTCCTGAACTACCTTCTCGTTTTTTTCTTGGTTGAATTGTAAAATGGATATAATTGTCTACAGGATTATCCTTTGGATAAACTAATTCAGTTGCTGGAAGTGAAGGATTTATTTTAGCTTCATAGTTGGGTATCATATTTAACCCAACATTTTTACTTTTTAGAGCTTTTGCTCTTTCCTGAAGTCTTCGTCTTTCAATTTCAACATCTTGTTCTTGTGTAGATACATTTGTTTGATATCCTGTACCAAATATTTTACTCGATATACCTTTAACTGACTTAAGTGCTGTAGTTGCCTGATTGAGTTTTGATAGAAATTTGTTTACTGATGCCATGTATAAATACCTGTATATAACTTATTCATATCTATTTATGTCGTACAGCGGAAGGTTTAAACCAAAGAACTATAAAAAATACAAAGGAGACCCTACAAAGATAATATACAGGTCTTTATGGGAAAGAAGATTCATGGTCTATTGTGATACTAATACTAATATCATAGAGTGGGGTAGTGAGGAAGTTATCATTCCATACAAGTCTCCTTTAGACAAAAGAGTACATAGATACTTTCCTGACTTCTACATAAAGTTTGTTAATGATAAGGGTCAATCTATAAGAGAGATTATAGAAGTTAAACCTAAGAAACAACTTAAACCCCCAAAGGAACCTAAACGACAAACCAAACGATACCTCAATGAGATTGCAACCTATGCTGTCAATCAAGCAAAGTTTAAAGCTGCAGAAGAGTATTGTAAAGATAGACGATTGAATTTTAGAATATTAACTGAAGACCACTTAACATGAAGACACTATACATATTTGATTTAGACGGAGTCTTAATTGATTCAAAAGAAAATATGGAGAAGTCATTCAACTCTCTTAACACTGGTAGAGATTTCAATGATTACTTCAAACTCATTGGTAAACCCTTTAAAGATATACTTACTGAGATGGGTATACTTACTGACCAAGATGAGTTAATGATAAAATATAACAAGTTCTCATCAAAGAATAGTAAGTTGATTAAGTTTTATGACGGTGTAGAAGAACATTTACAACACCTTAAGTCACAAGGAAAGAAACTTGCAGTCGTCACATCTAAACACAAAGATAGAACACATGACATTCTGTCTAAACTAGATGTTGAGTTTGACTTCGTATGTTGTCCTACTGAAGGACTAAGAGGTAAACCCTCACCCGACCAATTATTATTTACTCTTGCACATTGTAATACTAATCCTAAAGATGCAGTCTATGTTGGAGACATGATAGTAGACAAAGAATGTGCAGATTTATCAGGCGTAGATTTCATACATGCAGAATATGGATACGGTGAGGTAGAATGCTGGAACAAAGCAAAATCAATACAGTCGGTTTAATACCAGCCCGTTGGGGTTCAATTAGATTCGAGGGTAAACCCCTTGCAATGATTAATGGACAAACAATGATACAAAGGGTTTATGACCGTGCAACACTGTCAAAGAGACTGAACAAAATCTATGTGGTCACTGATAATAATAGAATTGAAACCTATTGTAATGACAATGACCTGAATGTAATCAGGATTGATAATGTTGTTCCTACTGGTACTGACCGAATTGCACTTACACTTGATACACTACATGCAGACATATATGTTAACATTCAAGGTGACGAACCCCTGATTGACCCTGACGCAATTGATAAAGTAATAGAGTCTTACACACTAGGTAGTGTATCAAATGCATATGTTAAAATAGAACAAGATTATAAAAACAGTGATATAAATGTTGTTAAAGTTGCATTCAATAAAGATAACTATGCAACTCATTTTTCTAGACTACCTATTTCACCTTATCAACAAATGGGATTGTATGCATTCAGTAGAGACATGTTATCAATGTTCTCAACACTTACTAGAGGTGAGTTTGAAAAAAGAGAGAATGTAGAAATGTTTAGATACATAGAGAATGGATATAAAGTTAAAATGGTAGAGGTTAATGATATCGGATTATCTGTAGACACACCTAACGATATAAAACTAGTAGAGGGATATTTAAATGGAAGAGATTAAGCACTTAAACACCCAAAATGATATAGACGAGCTTAGAACAATATTTGATGGGTTAGTGGTCAAACCCAAATTAGTCACATTGGGTGAAGCACTAGAAAACGATTGGGAACCTAGACCTGAAGACCATATAAGACTAGCAAAACATTTACTAGAAAACAAAGAACTAGAACCAGTTGTTGCAGAAAACTTCAGAGAGAAAATGGATATCTATGAATACAACGAAAACTTTCATGCAACAAAACTTATATGGTTAATCAATGAGATTAAAACTAAAGGATTGTATTCTGTTCCTCAAGCCTATATGAATAATAACAAATGGGTTGTCCACCCTGGCACCCATAGAGTTCATGCACTCATACATTTAAATAAGTTAGACCAAGAGTTTGTTCTATGGGATAAAGAATCTACTTCAAACGAAACACTTGATTTTGATACTTGGTTAGGTTTGTATTCTAAGAGTGGTAATAACATGTTTGCAGTTATTACACCTAACATGATTGAGATGCATGTTTCAGAAGACAGACCCGAAATGTATGCAAACAGTATTAAGGTTATGCAAACTGTAAAAGAAATTAAATTTACAGAAGAATCTCTACTAAATTATTCCTTTTAACTATAAATAGTATTATGATTAATCTTGTCACACGTCTTAGTGCAATGACTCCTGCTGAGTTAAAACGACAATCGCAAGAATCTTTAAACTGGTTTAGAGGTGCGATAGGGTCTATGAAAATAAGTTCTAAAATAAGAGAAGGATACTCTGAAAATTATATTGATAAAGATAGACCAATCATAGGAGGAATGTTTATGTTCTCATACATTGCAAAATGGAGAGATGTACTACCTTACTATGATAGATTTCCATTAGTCATACCATTTAGATTTACAACAGATGGTTTTTATGGATTGAATTTACATTACATTCACCCATTAAGAAGGGTAGAATTGTTAACAGAATTATTAAGATATACTAGAGACTTTGACGGTCAAGATGAAGAGGATACAAGGATACAAATGAGTTATGATTTAATTCGTAAGTCTGCTAAGTTAAAATGGGCAAGGCCTTGTATTAAAAGATATCTTACATCTGAAATACAAGGACAAATTAAAGAAGTGCCATACAGTGATTGGGATATTGTAAGTTTACTACCAGCTTATAAGTTTACTAACAGTACAAATGCACATACAGTTTACAAAGATAGTAGGATAAAAGTAGAGAGTTATTAATGGAAATAAAAAAATATAAAATACCAAGTACCAAAGATGTTCAACCAAAGATAGATGTTGAAGCATTACAAGAAGGACTAAGAAGTGATGCAGCTAATGCTGAATCAAAAAGAATAAGTTCACGACCAAGTTTTTCTATAGACAAGTTAATGGCAAACTTATCTACTCCTGCAATGACAAACCAGTTCAGAGTAAACTTCTTTGGGCCTACTTTATATAAAACTAGAAATACTTCCATGGATAGAAAAATAATCCCTGAAGAGTTTGAAGACAAAGCCGGCAATGAAAATATAACATTGTTATCTGGCACCAACTCAAATGCTGTAAGTCTTTCACTAGAAGGTGTAAGGTGTAGAAATGCTTCTTTACCTTCAAGGACAATAGAAACTGAAGGATATTCTCCAGTAGGAAAAACTAAAATAGTTCCAACAGGTGTTGTCAATGATATGCATGAAATGGAAATATCATTCTATTGTGATACCGATTTCTTAGACAGAAAGATATTACAAGCATGGATGGATTATATTGTATCTACTGATACTGCACCTTTAACTGACGGTGACTATAATTCAGTATCACACGAAAGAAATAAACTTCCAGTGTTCCAATATCCTATTTCATACCATGGAAGTGTTGAAATTGAACATTTAAGAAGAGACGGAAGAATGGGTGAAGGAACGACAACAGTTAAGAATACATTACATAATGCATTTCCAAAAGCAATTGCAGTACAAACTCTATCAATGGATAGTGCTGATATGTTATTATTTTCAGTCACCATGGCATTTCAACATTTTACTACAGAATATAAAGATGCAAAATTAGTTGCAGACTTATCAGACTTACATAGTGTGTACAACGGTAATAATAAAGTTAATCCTAGTGGTCTAAATAGTGGTAGAAGAAGATTTGATGGTATTTTAGAAGGTCTAGGACTTGCAGCCCAGTTTGGTGACGATAGGGCAGAAAAATACCTTAAGAGATTTAATAAATATGATTCGCAAGTAAACAGACTAAAAGACTCATTAAGAGATTTTAGTAGTTTATTTGGTGGTTAATAAAATATGGAGTAAATTATGGGATTACCAATCCAAGCTGCACCAACATATGTGTGCAATTTAAGTGATGGAAGAGAAGTTAAGTATAGACCTTTCTTAGTTAAAGAACAGAAGTATCTTTTGATTGCAAAAGAGAGTGAAGACGGTAAAGAAATTGCAGAAGCACTCACTCAATTGATTGAAAGTGTGACTTTTGGTAAGATTGATGCAAATAAACTTTCTTTATTTGATTTAGAGTACTTGTTTTTACAAATTAGAACTAAATCTGTAGGTGAAACTACTAAAGTTAAATTTTTATGTGGAGAAGAAGACTGTACAGGTAGTGGAAGTGCAGAAATTAACTTAAATGAAGTTAAACTTACTGAAAATCCACTAGATTCTAAACTTATGTTAACAGATAACTTAGGTTTAGTGTTAAAATACCCTACAGTTGGAGAATTATCCATAGTAGAAGGCATAGAAGACACTGATGACCGTCTAATTGCAACAGTTATGTATGGTATAGAAACTATATTTGACGAAAATGAAGTTTATGAGTGTAAAGATGTACAAAGTTCTGACTTAAAAGAGTTTGTAGAGTCCCTTACACTAGAACAGTTAGAAAAAGTAAATGAGTATTTCATACAAACACCTTCATTGAAGGAAAATATTGGGTATACTTGTGAGTTATGTGGTACTAAACAAGAAAAAGTACTACAAGGACTTAACTCTTTTTTTTAATATCTCTTTCTCATGAGAGTTTAGTTGGTTATTATCAATCTAACTTTCAGTTAATGCAGGAACACAAGTACTCATTAACAGAATTAGAAGAAATGATACCATGGGAAAGGGAGATATATGTAAAACTTCTTGTCAATCATTTAGAAGAAGAACGAGAGAGGATTAGACAAGAACAACAAAGTTAATTTTGGTTATGCTTAAGTGATTCATAATATAGAGGACACAAATTATGAGTGATGAAGACAAAAAAGAATTCCATCCTGCCGATACAAATGGTGATGGGAAGGTTTCAAAAGAAGAAGAACAAATGTATCTAGAGTTCAAAAGAAAAGAACTAGAAGATGCCGATGCAATGAGAGATGCACAAAGAAATATGACATGGTTCGCACTAGGTGGATTACTGTTATATCCTTTTGCAGTTGTTCTTGCAGATGTAATCGGACTAGACCAAGCATCTAAAATACTCGGTGATATGGCCGCAACATACTTTGTTGCAGTTGCAGGTATCGTAGCTGCATTCTTTGGTTCACAAGCATATAGTAAAGGTAAGTAATAAGGTATCCCCATGGCAGACGATAGCATAAACATACTAAGACAACAAAATGCACAAGACCTTGCTAAGACTACAGAACAGTTTAGTAAGAAATTTAAAAATGTCGTCTCAAATTTACAAGAGGTTAACACTCCACTTGCAAAAACTATTGCAGACTTAAGAGAAACTACTAAAGGTTCTTTTAAGGCGGCCGCAAATGCTAAAGAACTACAGAACTATACTCAACAAATAGTTAAAGCAACTTCTGATAATGTAGATAAGACTACAACAGAATATAAAAAACTCTCAGAAGGTTTAGATAGACTTAGTGGAAGTACTGGATTTGTAGACAAACTTAAACTTGCACAAGATACATATAGTCTAAATCAATTAAAAGCAATAACACTAGAACAGGAAATTGCAGAAGCAGAAATTAAAAACCGTAAAAAGATTCAAGACTACAGAGATAAAATACAACAACTTGAATATGATAGTATCCGTGCAGAAGGTTTTGGTGATGAGAAGAAACATAAAGAACTTTTGGAAGAAAAGAAAAAACAATCTGCAAGTCTTCTAAAGTTTGAAACTGAAATTTATGATACTAAGAGAGAAGAATTAGAAGTACAGAAAAACTTAATGGATAAGTCTAAATCTAATTTAGACAAACTTAATGAGACCGTTGAAAAACAATCAAAAGAAATTGCAGAACAAGATACTAAGTTTACTATGTTCGGTCAAGGACTTAAAGAACTTACAGGTTTTGATTTATTAGGAACTTTAGATACAGTTGTTGATAAGGTAGATGCAGTAGGTAAGATATTTGGAAACAAAGACTTGTCTGGCAGTATCGCTAGTGCTTTCTCCTTTGGTGGTGAGGAAGGTATTGCAGCTTCAATTGCTGGAGATACTCAAGAACAAGACCCTGCAATAAAAATCGCAAGAAAGGAACTAAAAGAAACTGAAGAAGTTAACGAAGGTGTTCAGACAACTAATAAACTGTTAAGAACATTGGTACTTGGAGGCGCTCTTAATAATGTAAAAGGTGGAGATGAAAATAATAAATTTGGAGCTACACTCCTAACTGGTAGATTTGCTCAACTTCTAGCAGCTGCTGGAGCTCCAGCTGCAGGTTATCTTGGGTTTAAAGGAACACAGAAGTCTCTTGAAGCATTCTCAGATAGTACTAAGGGTACTAAAGGTGGAAAAACAAAACCAGGCATGCTCAAAAGAGGACTTGGTGGTTTAAAAAATATTGCAGGTGGAAGGGGTAAACTTATTGGGGGACTTCTTGTTGGTCTTGCAACTACTCTAGGTCTTGAAAGACTTTTTGGTGACACTGGTATACAAGAAGATGATTTCTACAATCCAGGCTCTAAGGCTGCAGAAATTGGAATTAATTCAGGTAGTGCTATTGGAAGGTCAATGGATAGTTATAGAAATGCCATACCAGGCGGAGTAAGACCTGATGAAATAGCAACAGAAGGTGCAGAGTCATATGGTATGCGAGGTTCGTTCTTTACAGAACTAGATGATTTTGATTCTAGTGATGCAAAGCAAGTTGATAAGTTATTTAATGAAAATGGTAAACTAGACAAAAGAACTAAGTTCTATAAGAAGTGGTCTCAAAAGTTTGAGGGAACTCCAATCTACGATGAAATGGTGAATATATCTCCTGATAAATTAGACCAGTGGATAGATTCTCCCGAGGCTACAAAACTTATGCAAAGAATTAATAGGTTCGATGCATTTTCTAAATCATTCACAAGAGGTGCTTTTGCAAAACTACCAATAGTAGGTGCTGGAGCAGATGTTGGATTTGATATGTACGACCAAAACAAATATGGTAAAGGTATAGACTCATTGGAGAGTCAAGGATTATTATCTGGCGAGAATTTAAAGACCGTTGAAGGTGCTGAGTCAGCAAACAAAAGAGGTAGTGTTGGTCGTGGTATTGGAAGTTGGGCAGGCGGCCTCTTAGGTGCAGCTCTTCCAGCCGCAGGCGCACTTGCATTAGGTTCAAACCCTGTTGGTTGGGGTATACTTGCTGCTAGTTTACTTACTGGTGTTGCAGGGGCAATGGTAGGTGGAAGAACAGGAGATAAGATTGCAACCTTTGATAGTGGCGCTCAAACCCTAACACAAGAATTAGCAATGATTGATAGTTCAAATGCTTCTAAAGAACAAAAAGAAAGTATGGTACTATCTGCACTTAAAAAGTATAAGGGTATTATGAATGACGGAACACCTACAGAAATTGTCCTTAAGAATGCTTCAAACACTGGAATGGGTTCGTCCCCTAAAGTAAGTGACGGAAGTACTAATGTGAATACTAATGTTGTGAATAATAGAAATACAACAATACAAACTGGTAGACACAGTTTTAGAAATCCCGATGATACTGCGAGACTAGTAGACCTTAAGTACTCTTAAGTTTCTTACGATTGTATTTTGTTTTGTCCGAATGGACTTGTGATACACCATGACTAGGTGTTTCTTTTCTTACCTTAATCTCAGGTTTCTTTTTACCAAAGATTTTTTCCCAGTTATCTGCATAGGCTTCTTCGTTTGAGTTCCTTCTCTTAGAACCCTTTCCCCCATGCCAATTACTCATTATCTTATCTTTCTAAAAGAAGCAGATTGCATTCGCTTCTTGTTTAACTTCTTCCTTCTTTTTAAATCTTGATTCTTTTGATTCTTAGTATCGTTAGGTTTCTCGTGATATTTTCTATCTCTAACCTCTTGAACAATACCTGCCTTATCGCATTCCTTTTTAAATCGTCTTAACATTCTATCGAATGGTTCAACATTATTACTTTTCCTATCTATTCTTGGTTTTACTTCTGGCATATTATTGTTATTTATAAATTATAAAAAAGTGTTAAGTCGCCCCACGCTTTACAGCAGTCCCGCTCCTAACCGATTCATCCGCTTGACCCCATGAATCTTTCCCTTACTGATTAACCCCACTCCTTCGTTATCAGTTCGGTGTTGACTGTTCAAGGACACATAATGATATGTCAACACCCCCGTTTAAAAAACTTACTTATTCAGAAGCAAGTTTCTTAAAGTAATCCATCGCATCATCTTCTTCACCTTCAGAAGTAGATTCTACTGATGAGATTACAGGTTCTTCAGCAACAGCTTCAGTGTTTACATTTGACCAAGGCACTTCGTCTAGGTCTTCTGCAACTGACTCTGCAGTCGAATTACTTACTGTACCAGTTAAACCTAATACTCTATCGAGTTTCTCTTTGAGTTCCTCGTAGGTTTTAAATTCATTTGGTGCAATAATGTCCGTCAAAGAATGAGCAGAACTAAATGTTTCGTTCAACTTATCCTCGTCTTCGAATAGTGGTGCAACTGAATCGAACTCTGATTTATCATAGTTCCAGTATCCGTCCACTTTTCTTATTTTGATTTTGAAGTTCGCACCTTCCCTTAAATCAAAAGGGTTGATTGCACTTTCATCTTCAAATGCTGGAGAGATAGCCTCTTTGAGTTGTTCAAAGATTTTCTTTCCAAATTTATACAAGAATACTTTACCTTCGTTATCGGGATTTTTAGGGTCTGAAACAACTAAGACATTAGAAACATAGTGAAGTCTTCTCTTCTGTTTTCTAGCAATCTCTTTGTTTGCTTCAATACCTGTATTCCATAACTGGGTATTGTACTCCGACACTGGGTCTTTTTTATTAAGAGTCGTTAAAGACTTCTCAATATACCAACCACCAGGCCCTTGGAAACCGTGGTCAAAATAACTGACCCAAGGCATTTCTTCGTTTTGGGGTGTTGGTAAGAATCTTACTACAGCAAAACCGTTTCCAGTTTTATCTAGTTCAGGTTTCCAGTACCTTTCATCGTTGTAGGATTTTTTTGCACCTTCTGTAGGTGAAGCAGTTTCCATGGCTGCTCTTAGTTTATCTAATGATGACATTGTATTCTCCTATTGTATTAACATTGTATCGCATTATATCAAAGACTCTAGGCCTAAACCTAGAATCCATCTCTCACTACTTTCATAATAAGATAATTCATTATACTTGATTTCGTCCTCTTTGTCAAGAGGATTTTTCCAGTATACTGAACCTTTTCCATAGTACCATTCTAATAGTGCTATGAACTGACTCCTCTGAACATCACGAACAGTTGAGTCGGTATTATATTTATGTCCATAGTTAGCACTACCTTCATAAATATTGTCACAAATATCACTTTCCAGTGCATCAAATCCCACCATGTTTATAGTCTTATAACCTTGTTGCATAGCATAACTTAATGCTGACATTCCAGTAAACAAGTTCCTAAACATAGGGTCATTGTATGTGATTATTATTTCGGGATTTACTAATCCCAAAAAATCTGTATAAGTTTCATTACCTTGAACAATGAAGTGTGTATCATTATCCTTTTTAGATATTCGTATATCGTCATGACTGTAGTTAAATCCTGCAGACATTAACTCCAACATTTCTATTGGAAGGGGTTCAATGTCAGCAAAACACACTAGGTTTTCTTTATAATATCCTGTCTCTACAATTTCTTTTTGTAAAGGCATATCAGCTGCAAACACTATATCACACTTATTAGTGTCCCTATAGATTGCATTACAACCCCATACTTCATGTATGCAATTGTCGATATCAAAGTCCTTTCTACTAGGCCCGTTTCCTAATATAGTTATTTCTGACATAACTCTATTGTTTTAGTTTTGTATTTTGTATAATCAAAGTCTATGAAAGACTTATACTTTTGAATCTTTATATGTATTTCGGGATAGACTATCTTCTCTGATATGAGTCTCTCCCAGTCGGAACTGAATCCGATAATAGAATCCATTATACAAAGTGTCTCTAAAGATATGTTCTTTGCCATGTATTCTTTTAATAGTATAGGGTGTTGACCTTTCTTTACTTCCAATACCTTTTGTATACTTCTTTTAAGTAGGATATCAGAGAGTTCTGTTTCATACATATATGACAATTTTTGTTGTCTCTTTTTCCATTCTTTATAAATTCGTTCACATTCATTGTCTAATAGGTCTCCTGCCCAACTGTCTTTAAGACTTAGATTTGCAATATAGAAATCTTGTAAGTCTTGTTTGTAAGTTTTAAATAACTTACCAAAATGAAATTTATCTTTTCGTTTTAGAAAGGAATTGATGTCACTCTTTACTTTACCATTATACTTTATAAAGTCATAGTCTTTAGAATAGAAGTGTAATTTTATTCCAAGATAAAGAGTGTATGCATCGTATCCTTCCCTACTTGTCATTAAGTTATGATAGTAGGAGTTTTTGGTGGTGTCACTATAGACCCAGTTGCTTGTTGGTATGCTTCTTGAATAGGTTGGTTTGTTGCAACAACAAATACAAATTCATTGAATGAAACTTCACTTGGATTCTCTTCTCCAGTGACTGCAATACCTCTTGCAAATCCCATACCACCGTCTCCGTTAGGATGAGAGATTACCATTCTAGGGTCTTCAATATTTAAAATACCATTTTCTAAACCTTTGAATTTACCAATGTATTCACCACTTGTGGCCACTACCGTGACTATATCATTAATTTCCATTATTTCTTTTCCTCATAAAATCGTGTGATTGTTCCTTGACTAGTCCTACCACGATTGATTAGGTTTAGTCCTTGTGCTTCTGCTTCTAACTTTTCTTTAAGAGGTGGTGTTAAAAGTCTCTTAGCACTTTCAGGTTCTAAATGATTCTCTTCACAAACTTTAACTATTGCACCCATTACATCAACACCTTTTCCTCGTGAGAGTAATCGCTCTACCTTTTCAGTAAATTCTTTTCTTGATATCATATTAAAACCTTGTGTTGTATCTGTTATCGGGGTCTACTTCGTCTGCAATTAAAGGCAGTCCAAAGAAGTGTTCACAATCCCATGAGT